AGCGGATAGGCCTCAAACGGATCAAGTTCGAGTTCCCCGAGAGGGGATGGAGCGAACAGTGGTTATCCTGTTCAAGCAACAAACCCCTCCTGGATACAATACATGTAAAGTAGGGGATAAAAATCTTTATAGATCTTGAGTTTCACGAAAATTTAGAAGTAGTCTCTAGCGACTTTCTCTTCATTAGTAAAATAATAATGGTTTTAATAAACGTAGTTTATAGACTTACCTGGTCTTAGGGATACCGAATTAACGGATTCAAATCCCTGTGTAGAGTTTCATTCATGGCTTTGGGAAGTACTTGGGCGGACGCTGCTCTTTCACGGTCACAAACTCTATTTCTTCCTTCCCTTCGGATCTTGGAACTACGAGGTTCTCCAAGTGCAGCGCCTTCAAAGACTTCAAAGCTTGGTAACGCCCTCCGTTCTTCACGCCACGGGATGCGGGGAAAGTGAACAGAGCGGGACACACCATGTGGCCAAATATCATGTCGTCTCCAGCCACAAACCCACCCGCAATTGGTTGAACAAATGCAGCGAGTTGGTCTCCAATAAGGTCAGTTTGGGTAGCAAGGAGACCAGCGACATCAACAGAACAGAAATAATCACGGTTTAGCCAAGGCACCAACACCGAAACACGATGGTTGTTCACATAGTCAAACACCGCTTCACCCCAACCGTAGTTACCCGTGCCGTTTTGGAGGCGCACGGTGTTGACAGTCCCAGCATTGCCAAAACCCTCAACGCGATAGCCTCCTCTCCAATAAGCGAAGTTGCGGCTGAGGATCGCTAACGGGTACACACGCGTGTCTTCATTCCAATAGGTAACGCCCAACTCACCCAATCCCGTTGGAACAGGATTGGCGAACATACTGCGCAAGCTCGTCACTTCCCATGATGTGGACACATTGGCCACCCCTGTCGACTTCATTCCGGCTAGTGGGGGGAACGGCTTCATGAAGAGCTTGCGAGGGTTCATCTCATTTCCTTCCAAGAAGACATACCCGTGAGTCGGAAGTGCATCCCCCATCAAACACATATCCTCAGCAGCCGCTGCGTATAATGCGTAGTAGATGTTGGGCTGGATGCCAGTGGAAAAAGGCGCAATTGGGGTCTCACAAATCAATGTAATGTAGCCACAATTGCTGTCGTACACGTCACTCATGGTCTGGGCATTGTAGACGCTCACGTAGGGCACGGTGAAGCACTTTACCATCGAACCTGCAACATCAATCACTTCTGAGAGCAAATTTTGACGAATAGCTGCTGGTGTGTATGGAGTGGCAGTCCAAACGAGCGAAAAGCGAGCTCGAATGAACTTTGAAGTGAAGAAGTACAGAGCAAATTTGATCCCACCTCGCCACAACGTATGGAACACAGCTATTGACGTCAACTTTGTTGGCACCGTGTAATAGGTGCTACCAATGAGCTGAGACTGCCCCATCCACACGTCAACGTTCCACGTTTTAATAATTGCTCCAGCGACGTTCGGAGTGACAATGACATTGGACGAAATCATTGATGGAGTTCCAATGTGCTTCTTGATGTCCATAAAGTCTTCCGTCGCCATCAACGCAAAATCATCTGAAGTCACAGCGGCGGCGGTTGGGGCCAACACTGCTGTCGCCTTTGGGCCTTCTGAATTTGGATAGCCAATGTCAAACTGCGGCATCACCGTCGTTGGGACATCAAGATTGACGGGATCGGGAAGAGCTGCAACAGCGGCAAGAGTGTTTGATGCGCTCACCACGGACTTGATGTAGGGCAATACAGATACAGCTGCCTTCACCCCAATAGCAGCATTTTCTGCGACTCCACGTGCTTTGGACTCAGCTGCGCTTGTGCCTACGCGTTGTGGACGTGAACGACGCATGAATGTAACCACATCTGGCCCAAATGCTTCAAAATCAACAACAGTCGTTGAGATAATGATCTGGCATGGAGCAGCGTTGGCCTCCGAGATGGAACACAAAGGTTGGAGTACACTCAGCACAAACATGCCAATCTCGAGCTGCGATTGTGTAGTTGTTGTGGTGGTCGAAAACATATCGGACGTCCATATGTAATTGTGCTTCCCAATGTACGGAATCACAAATTCCACTGGACCAGGCTCGTTCGCATCGATGAGCAGGTGTTCGTAATGGCTGTTGACATAACGAGGCAAAAAAGTCGTGTTTAAACTGCGCTTTGATGTCCCATTCGTAATACCCGGGGCCCAGGCAACCATCAGAGCTCCATAGGTGGCAGCTGAAGGTACAAGACGAATGGAGACCTTGACTCCAAACTTCACATATCGCAAATACGAGCATCGCGAAACAAAGCCAGCATTGCTACGCAAGTCTGTGGGATAGTTGCGCACGACCTTCACAGCATCCGCTGCATCACTGTACAACCATGTGAACGTCTCACGATAATCACGTTCAACAAACTTTGAACCTTCTGGCATCATGGGGAGCTCCGGCAGAGCTGGATTTTGAGCTAGTTCCAACAACAGCGGCTTTGAAGCGTCATCATAGCCTGTCAAACCGTCAATTGAGCTTACAGTCGTGTCGCTCATCACCAAAGCATGGGCCATGATCAAATCTTCCACATCTTCTAGAGCGACTATCGGATCAGTCTGCTCCTTCCACAAACGGTCACAAGCCTCGAAAGTGAAAAGTTGTCCCGCAACCCCAAACTGGAAGCAAGTAGGGCGAAGAGCATTCTTCAATTCCTCAAAGTCAACTCGACCCCAATGGTACATCTCGGACAGCATAGTGTTAGCAGCCGTCATGACTGTATCTGCATTGATGGGATTGGCTTTTGAGAAAAAGTTGCCCACGTTGTAGATTGAGCTCTTGTCGAGTGGTGCGTGACCATCTTTAGTGATCCGACGCTTCAAGAAGTCCAACTCTTCCAAGCTGTAGATCTCCTTGATATCTCCCTTGCCTGGTGAAGTCACCTCAAAGTTGAAGAGAGCCTTGAGATACTCAGCGACATCAGAATTCTTGTAGTACTTGTCACTCCACGTGTCAGCTGAGTCATCACCTCCTTTTTTGCAACGGTAGTCGCTTTCCATCACAGCTACAGCACGCAACAAAGTGTGCCCGAGGTCAAGCAGCCGCGCAACATAAGCCGTCTTTGAGGCAATCTCGTTGGTGATCGAATTCAACAGGAAAGTCAGGTACACGCCGTCGATGCCAGGCATAGGGTTCTTGTACACATCCCGTCCTGTCACAAAAACAGCACCGAAGTAGTTAGCTTTACACTGCACCACTTGTTCAATGTAATGCTGTGAGAAGCCATGCGCCTTATGCCATTCGATAATGACGTCCCAGCCAGCCTCCAACAGTTCAGGGGGTTGGCTTGCTCCGTAGGTCTTCACATCATGGACATCGATGTTACGAGACTCATCGAGGCGCAAATACCTCCACAGTGTTCGCCAGTGTTCACCGTTAAGAGGGTTCAAACCACCAGAACAAGGGGTTGTCAAGTGCCCGCGGTAACATGCGTCGGTGAAAATCGAGAGGTATTGCCTATCGAAAATGGTGTACGCCAAATCATCTCCCAAAAGCGGACGAGCATCTTTGGCTTCATGGTCGATGAGCTCGGAAACATCGAAACCTGGTGCAAACACATGTCCATCTTTGAACACACGTGTCTCGTTGTGTTTCAGCGAGAACAACAACACACGCGTGTCAATTGGGATTGCATCAATGGCAGCTGAAAGGATGGGACTAGGCTCAAAATGATCACCCCTACCAATCATCCAAGCATACTTCCCAGTGGTTGGGTACACAACACCATTAACAGGGTCACGATTGGGGTCACCATCAGGGACCAACATCTTGAAGCGAGCTCCAGGACCAGTGTCACGGCGGAGTGGACGACTGTACGCAACATCAAGGGCACCATTAATCGCTTCGACCTTCGACAACTCACGCCGACGATATGGAGCAGGTATGGCAGCAACAATCCCCGGGACAATACTCGCCATAATTTCAACTGTATGCGACTCACAGTTAAACAAAGGCGTGAACAACTTTTTAAGAGCTGCTACAGAAGGTTTGGGATCACCATGCAAGCGAGGAGGTTTACGCGCACAAGGTAGCTGACCAAGAAACGGGCCAGCTTTAAAGTACTCACCACCAACCACAGGCAAATTGCCTTTGAGCGTTGCAATTGGGATGTGAGCATCTTCATTGCTTTCCAACGTGGCAACGTCATCACTCACCAGAGTATACAAATCTTTCGCGAGTGGGGTCACAAAGCTATGCGCCTCAAGAGCAGCCATTGAGGCAATCCACTTCTGATCCATCAAGCTCAAAGTAGAGTGTGGCACAAGGCGGTTATGGGTGCCTCCAATCAGCACTCCAATGAGCAACTCTTTACGTCCGTCTTTCACTGGGTCAAGGATGGCAATCGAACCAGAATCTCCAAAGGTGGTAGGTACAGAAATGTCCATGAGGTCTTCCTTGTCAAACTTCCGGATCACACTCCCTCTAAAAGCAGGTTCCAACATCGTCTGCGTGGTCACTGCCTTTGATGGGACGAATTCCAATGCGACTGTACGTTTCTTTAACGAGTACAAACCCGTCTGCTCATCAGCTACAACCCCATCGTCTTGAGAATGGACCAGGACAACGGACACACGATGAATGTCAGGCGAAAGTGGATTCAGCAAGAAGCGGTCACGTAGATCACGGAATTTCGGAAACCGGACATCAAGAACGTCAATCAACGTCTTATGTGTCTTAGGATCGTTCCTGAACACCAAATCAGATCCAACAATCTTGTAGCCACCAATCTTCACAGTGAATCTCGCATCTTCCTTCATGGCATCAACAACACCTTGCACAACGTGAGTAGCAGTCACAAGAGTTCTCCCATAAATACCAACACCAGTACCAGACCAGTGCCGTGGGGAGCCATCGTACAAAGTCGTACACTCAATTCGTAGAGTCTGCTTACCCACAACTTCTGTAAGTTCGTGTGTGGATACATGACAATGGGCTTCAATTTGGCGCACAACTTCCTTTGGGGCGGTCTTCATATCAACAACGCCTGGTTTCTTGGCAGGTGAATTAGGGTACGTGTCCCCATGCGACTCAACATCAGCCTTGCCCCCGTTCATCCAAGACCACAGTGCATAGCCAGTCGCCCCCATGGCAAGGAGAGCGAATGCAGCAGCGAAGTAATACCAAGTCCGAGATTTGACAGCCACAGCCTCCATCAAGTCCAAGGACAGTGCATCACGTGGTTTGTGCTTCATACTAGCGGGAAGTTGCACCAAGACGTCGCCATGTTCAACAGCAACATTGTGTTCCTCGAAACGCTTTTGGTTCATCTCAGCTGTAAGGAGCAAAAAAGTAGCGATGTCCTTAAAGAAAGCATACCCAATGGGCTTTACTTGACCAAAGAAAAAGACCTTGTAGACATAATCCTCGGGGTGGGCGTTCGCACGAACCATATATTCAGGCATGGCGTGAAGATGTGCGACATATTCATCTTGGGGAAGGACACGCCCACCTGGCGCTCCACCAGCATATAGTGCACGCCTCCAAGATTCCCCAGTCAAGACAGGAAGGGGTGTATATTCATCATTGGAAGTCATGGGCATGATAAAGCAACCCATACGAGTCTTGAAGGCATCATAACCAGCAGGCATGTACTTAGTTGTATAGCACATGTTTTCTGCATTGGAGTTCGTTGTACCAATCCAGTACTTCGATGAAAAGGCAATTGCATCTTTCTTCTCAACAGCAGCTGCGTTCAACGTATACGGCGCATGGTCAAGCATCTTCATGATATCTGATATCGTGGCCATTTGGATGTCTGAATCATTTATGTTTCCAATATCGTTGTGCAACAAGACCAACTGTCCATGGTAGTGGTCCCGGAACTTCTTCTCATCAGCGGGATCATCACCAATAGAGTACACTTTGTCATCATCAGGACATGAATCCATCCCATGGTCATGCGCAAGCAGACGTGCTAGTTTCATCCCTGCTGCCGACTTGCCAGTCGATGCAGGACCAGCAATCAACACTGCAGCGGGCACAGGACGTGCAATTGAACGAGCAGAAACGGTCGCGCGCCAAGTCTTCATCGACTCAAAGTTGTGAGCGAAGAAGGGGAAGTCAACCAACTTCAACTTCTTCAGTTCCATAAGACTCAAAACCCGGATGCCGTGGTCATAGGCACGCTGCATCGTCTCCAGATCTCGGGACTGCAAAGCATTGCCTGTACGCAGCACTGGTAACAACTCTTTATGGACCATCGAATTCCATGCTTCAATCAGGTCCAAGAGATCTTGGTCAGCACCGAACTTGTGCCCAAAAATACGGATATACGCAAAGTCAAGGAAGATCTTACCAACTTTAACAAAGAATGATCCTGCCTTTTCAACAGCAGAAAGTGTCTTCGTAGCAACAAGCAGGTTCTTCACATTAGAGATCTCCTCGGGTGAGGGAGGTTCAAACCGAACACCAGCTCCACGAGCAATAGATGTACCGACATCACGAAACACCTCAAAGATTGCAAAATCAGGGACGTGATCCCAGAAAGCATGGGGGTCAACATCTGGGCGTTGGGCATACATAGGCTCAACCCATTCCAAGTCAGATAACTCAACCAAATGTTCAGGCTTAAAGGAAAGTTTAATCATCTCCCGCAGTTGAATGCAACGGTCGCGAATGACTTGAAAACGTTCATTTGGGTTAACGTCAGAGATCATTTTCTTGAAAGCTCGAGTCACTTCTTTCCAATTCTTCTTGGCTTCTTCCACGTGCGAGCCAATGAAGTCCATAGATGCAAATGGTTCACGAAACTGGTGCAACTTCTTCTCAAAGGTCTCAATATGCACACGCTGCTCAACTTGATTGGCAAAGGCATGCTTCAACGCGACCACCTTAATATACAGGAGGTCGGACTTCTCAAGCAGCTTAGCGTAGGCAACTCTCGCCTTGGAGTCATTGATCTTAGCGAGAGTCGATTCCCTCAACTGCTTAGCGGAACGGGCAAACTCCTTAGCCTTTTCTTGCATCTTCGCATGAGCACCAGCTGCCATATCAATGGCGTCGCCAGCTACACCTTCACCAGAAGGGAGCCAACCCATCACGGCAATCGCAAAAAATTCTAGCGATTTCATCAGGTACCGCGTCCGCTCATTGACAAAGTACAACCAGAACACAGCGATGCGCCCTTTTGCACCATTGACAAACAACAAGTACAAGAAGGCAATCAACGAAACGACTTCATTGACGACAACATTGGGAATACCGTCAATCGCAAAGAAGGACTCGGACGCTTCATAGTAGGCCGAACATTTCAAAAAATGCCTCCGCGCACGCTTGAAGTCGCCAGCGTGCACGTACGACCAAAACCGCTTACCTTCCCTGAAGCGCAACCCTAAATCTAAGAGCTTAACCAAAGGGGTGCTGAACCCGATCGCACCAGCAGCCGGGAGAAAAACTAGCCAATAGGGCGCACCGACAATGGCAACTACCACAGTTGAAGCTGCGGCAGCGTACACACCAGGGGCAGCTAGACGACGCATAGGCAGCCAAACAGTGCTTGCCCAAAATCTCAAAGCGTCAAGGCGCGAAGGGTCCTTATCCTCCTCTACCGGCTTCGCGTGTTCGTGGATTGCTGAAAGGGTACCAACATAATTTGTTGCTGCAACCGCAGCCTCATGAAGAGAAAAGAAGCTGCAAAGCATGCCAATTGATACAAACTCCACGCATGGATGAAGGAACTCCAGAAGTGGTACCCCCCAAAGAAACAAATTGCCAAAAGAGGCAAAGAGTAGTGTGTATATAAGGCCCCACAACAGTTTCCTCTGCAATTGGTAGTTTTCGGCGTAGTAAATCGCAATTGAAGACAATGTACCGACAACTGCAATAAACATTAGCATGGCCCACATGCTGGCAACGTAGTACGTCTGAAAAGTAGCTACGGCTTCAGGTCCGTCTGCAACGAACCAAGGGACATTAGTGTTTTGTATTTCCTGACCAACAGGTTTCTGCGCAATGGGCGCAGGGGTCGCGTTCATGAAGCTCAAATCAAAGTTATCCATGGTGACAATTCCCGACTGGCAGAAGCACGGGTTGCTTTGTGAGTAGCGCGTCTTGCTCTCACGTAGCTCTGCACTGAGTCAACACCTCCGTAATGCGCGGAGTCGAACGCGTGTGTCAACTTTTCAATCTTAGGCATCAGGCCTTCACGGTTCGAAAGGCCACAAATATTTTCATCAACGGGTGCTCTGGAAGCTACCGCGTAGGGTAAGACATCAGTCTATCCGTAGTTATTTACCAGGTTGATTAATCACAAGAGTGGACACTCACCATGCACATTTTACTCTATGTTGTAGAAAGCACCCACATAGGAGGAACTAATAAAACAATACTAAACAAGCATAACATCCATACCACCAAACCAAATCCAATAGAAACGTGGCATCACTGCTTCGGCCCCCTAAAAGTGGTTCTAAGTCAAATAGTATCTACCATGAAGACATGTAAACTAAACAGCTAACAAAGACTCTGTACTGCCGATTCATAATCGCCAGCAATGGGTCATTTGCTCATATCAAACAATAGTCGAACTAATGAAATGGTTCTCCGCATGAAAAC